ATGCTCACCGTTAAACAGATTGAAGCAGCAAAGCCGAAAGAAAAACCATACCGCCTACTCGATGGTAATGGCCTGTACCTTTATGTCCCTGTATCCGGAAAAAAGGTCTGGCAGCTTCGCTACAAGATTGACGGTAAGGAGAAAATCCTGACCGTAGGAAAATATCCGCTAATGACTTTGCAGGAGGCAAGAGATAAAGCATGGACCGCGAGGAAAGACATCTCGGTTGGCATCGATCCGGTAAAAGCGAAAAAGGCTTCGTCTAACAACAATTCCTTTAGTGCGATTTACAAGGAATGGTACGAGCACAAGAAGCAAGTCTGGTCAGTAGGCTATGCAAATGAACTTGCAAAAATGTTTGATGACGACATTTTACCTATCATCGGCGGCCTTGAAATTCAGGATATTGAGCCGATGCAACTACTGGAAGTAATCCGCAGATTTGAAGATCGCGGGGCAATGGAGCGAGCCAACAAAGCCCGCAGAAGATGCGGCGAGGTTTTCCGTTACGCTATTGTCACTGGTAGGGCTAAATATAACCCGGCACCTGACCTTGCAGACGCCATGAAAGGATACCGCAAGAAGAACTTCCCGTTTCTTCCTGCAGACCAGATCCCGGCATTCAACAAAGAGCTGGCAACATTTTCAGGAAGTATCGTATCGCTCATTGCCACCAAGGTTTTACGCTATACAGCCCTAAGAACGAAAGAGCTTCGTTCCATGCAATGGAAGAACGTCGATTTTGAAAACAGGATTATCACCATCGACGCCAGTGTGATGAAGGGACGCAAAATTCATGTGGTCCCGATGTCAGACCAGGTGGTTGAACTTCTCACTACGCTAAGCTCTATCACCAAACCAGTATCAGAGTTTGTTTTTGCCGGGCGCAACGATAAGAAAAAGCCAATCTGCGAGAACGCGGTGCTACTTGTGATCAAACAAATCGGCTATGAAGGTCTGGAAAGCGGTCACGGATTCAGGCATGAATTCAGCACGATTATGAACGAGCACGAATGGCCCGCCGACGCCATTGAAGTGCAACTGGCACATGCTAACGGCGGTTCTGTGCGCGGGATTTACAACCATGCTCAGTATCTCGATAAGCGCAGAGAAATGATGCAGTGGTGGGCGGACTGGCTTGATGAAAAGGTGAAGTGATCTACCTTAATAACTATCGAATAGCATAAATCCTTGCAATCCAGTACAAATCTTCTTGTGTCTGAATTTTAGACATTACTCATGCAAGTTATCGATCGCTAAGGATTTTGGTGATAGACTCCACATCGTTATAAAGGCTTGTTGTGCAGATTGGCTATCAACTACCACAATGATACTTGGTGTGCATCATACTAACATTGTTACTGATTATCACTTAAAATTAATTGGCATAAGGTAATGAACAGAAATAATTCATTCGATATTGCAAGACATATTGCTGCGCTAGCTGTTATTTTCAGCCATCACTTTGCATTCAATGGCATTCCTGAACCAAAAGTTTTAGGAATAACAAAACTTGGAACCTTTGCTGTTTTAGTTTTTTTCTCTATATCTGGGTATCTAATTGCAGGAAGCTATCTAAATAGCAGTTCTTTACAATCATACTATACAAAGCGTATAAAAAGAATCTTTCCAGCACTAATAGTATGCTCATTTGTCATGATATATATCATATGCCCTATTTTCGGTACAGGAAATGGCATAGACTACATCTTATCAGAGAATGCATTTATTGCATTTTTAGACTACTCAACTCTTGGTTGGCATCCAAGCGACATAAATGGATTTGCCAGTAACTATATTCATAAGAATATGTTAAATGGAAGTTTATGGACTCTTGGATTTGAGTTTACAGCCTATGTGTTATTATCAATAATTTTATTTAGAAAGAAAAATATCATAGCATCAACATTTTTTGCTATTTGCTTTTTTATTGTTATCCAGTTATCCATTTTGAATGGCATAAAAATACCTCACACAGGTGATCTTAATAGGCTATCTCTTCTATGCACTACGTTTTTATGTGGTTCTTTGTTATATATTACAAGAAGTTATTGGTCCACAACAAGTGCAAAAATCACTCTAATAGTATTAGCTTTATCATGTGCATTATTTATAAGTGAAAAAAATGAATATGATCTAATGTTTTATATTTCTGTTCCATTCTTTATAGTTCCATTATGCACATTGTTTACAGACAAAATAATCAACGGCAAGTTTGATATATCTTATGGGATGTATATTTATGCTTATCCGATTCAGCAAATAATTGTAAACAAAGCTAACCTAGGATTTTATGGTTCACTGTTTACGTCTTTATTATTAATAATTATTTTAGCTTGCGCATCGTGGTTACTTATTGAAAAGAGATTTTTGGTAAAAAGTAAAAGAAAGCAAAGGAAATGTCGCATGTATGTTAAGCACTCTCTTATCTGCACATTGTATATATTGGTGAGCATTATATAATGTATTATTGTTGCAGCCTGATACATTATAAAGCAGACATTTATGCTTGATGTTTTTTAGGTGTTGGTTTTCATAATTCACAACCACACACGTATAACAAACATTAAGACATATCGTCCAAAAGATAGTTTATGTTACAATTTTAAAGAATAAACTTAAGATAATTGCATATGTTCAAAATTTTTTTAAAAGGAACCAGCGTACCAAAAGAAATTCTGTCCTTTCACAGGAGAAGTCATGAAAGCGTACTTCCAAAGAGAGTAGAATTTACAAGAGCTGTTCTTATAACAGAAAAATATGGCGAGATCCATGTTAGACCAATTTATGGAATATTAAAAGCAAACAGTATTTACATTGATGAAATTGGCGGATGTATAGTAAAAGGCGGTATTAATGGTACAATTATTCACAACCTGCCAATATTTAACTTACCATCAATAACAATAATGTTATTAATTGTAGCTTTGGCGTTAAATTATGTTTAATAAATTTGCTGTCCTCAGAAATTTTGCATCGCTAGGGTTAATGCAGGTCATTAACTATGTGCTTCCTATTGTTATAATACCGTTCCTGGTTAATAAAATAGGAATTTATAATGTAGGCTTAATTGCAACATTCACCGCCATAGCGGCATATATGCAGCTAGTTATAGATTATGGCTTCAATCTTTCTGCAACAAGAAATATATCAAAGGACGGATATGATGATTATCATGCATCGATAATAAGCAGTTCTGTTTTTGTCATAAAGGTGACAATGTCATTAGCATTAATTGCATTATCATTTTTCATTATGAAATTGGCGTCAAACTCAGAAGAACATATAATAACATTTATGTTTACAGTTGGCATTGTTGTTTTTCAGTCTTTATTTCCAGTTTGGCATTTTCAAGCCGCAGAAAGAATGCACTACATAACAATGTGTAATGGTGTACCAAAATTGATATCAGCCTGCATGATTTTTTACTTTGTAAGCTCTCCAGGTGATACATGGAAGGTGCAGGCATGCTTTATGTTAGGAGCCGCAGCATCTTTTATTTTATCTTTGTTTATTTTGAAATCTAAATTTAATTTTAGGTTATTGATATCATTCACTGAATGCAAAAATCAGATTATTGATGGGTATGCTATTTTTTTAGCACGATTGGCGTCAGGGCTATACAAAAATTTCAATGTGCTTATTCTCGGAGCATTTGCTGGAACTGCGGCAGTAGGAACTTATTCTATCGCAGAAAGAATAATAAGAAGCGCTCAAATGGTTCAGAATGTAGTTGGTGATACTCTTTACCCTTTATTCTCTAAAGAATTTACTGGCAATAAATTATTTTTCAAACACGCAGCAGATAAATACAAGTGGCATATAATAATATTTTACACTCTTGCATCACTAGCTATTTTCTACCTCTCTGGAATAATTGGGAAAATAATGGGTGGGGCATCAGCAGATAATGTATCCTCTTGCCTTAAAATAATGTCAATCGCCTTTCTTTTTGGCGGGATGAACTACGTTTTAGCTATACTTGGATTAACATCTTGTGGGTATGCCAAACAATTTTCATTGTGCGTAATATCGGCAGGTTTGTTTAATGTTCTATGTGCTACTTTTTTATCTTTTTTCTTTTCTTATTATGGAACTTCAGTAGCTCTTGTTTTAAGCGAGTTTTTTCTCCTTTGCTTTGTTATTTTTTATTCTAAAAGGACTGGTATACTATGACTCCATTTACTACTGTCTTGGTTACATATGCTGATAGAGGCCACCTGTTAAAACAAGTTGTATCATCAGTAGTATCATCCGGGTGTGATAATATAATTATTATAGATAATGGGAGTCATGAGAGTAGCAAGAAAATAATAAACTCGATGCCTGTTAATTATAGTGACATAAAATTCACTATTCATAAAAATGAAAAAAATGAAGGCTCCGCGATTGCATTCGGCATTGGGATGGATCTGGCATCAAGTAATGAAAACAAAAATGAAATAGTGTTATTTCTGGATGATGACAATCTACCTAAAGATGGAGCAATTCAAGATGCCATCAAATTCTCATTGTCAGATAATGAGAATAAAAATGTTTACTTTTTGCTCCGTGAAGACAGGCCGCACTATATTGAATTTGTAAGAACAAAAAACCAAGATGTTCTCCTTGGAGAAAAAAACTCTTTTATGTCATTCACTTTGAAAAAATACTTAAAAAGCATAGTAAATAAGCTTAACAAAACAGAAATACAAGAAAAGTATGATTCATTCAGCGATAGTTGCATTCAAATCCCTTGCGGTCCATACGGAGGAATGTTAACAAAAAAATCAATCTTATCCAATGGGATAAGACCATTCAAAGATATGGTGTTATATTTTGACGATACAAAATATACTTATGATCTATCATTATCTGGAGTAAAGCTATTTCTTTTGACAAAATGTTTCATTAATGATATTGATGATTCATGGTCAGCGGTTAAAACAAAAAAACATCCTCACCACTCTTTGAGGCTGGTGAGTTTAAAATATCACATACAATTAGAAATAGGGTGTTTTTTGAACTTTACGCGACAACAAACAATGTGCCAATATATGTTGTTAATATATTTTTCTTCATGTTAATTTTGTTTGTAAAAGCTTTGACATCTAATAACATGAGAACATTTTTGAAAATATCAAAATATATCATTGATGGTGTTAGGTTTTATAAAGAAAAGGCCCACTAAGTGGGCTTTATCTGAATATTAAAACTCTGGAGCATACGTTCCTGAGACAAAAATAGTGGCACCCAGTGATTTAATAAAATCAGGTTTCACCAGAAGGCCACGCAAAGATACGGCAACCCATTTGCTGGTTTGAACGTTTGCTGCCTGTACCAAAGTTTTTGTAGTTGAGGGAGCATACACACCAACAGTTGCCTGCGGGTCTTCTAACGTTGTAGTGGTGTAATAAGATGCTATTGGTATTCTGGTTGTATGACCATGAGTTAATGTGACATTCCCATTTCCGGTTGGTTCTGCATTGACAATTGATGATACCCAAGATGGTGGTATTGTAGGGGGTCTCCCATACCTAATCTCCCCAGTATCTACATTAACTATAATTTCTAGATCTGCGTAGATTGACACTCGTAAGTTGTAGTCTTTCCCTACGTTGAACCTGTCAGCAATTGCGTAAAGTCCGGTAGTAAGAGATGATCTATCCATGTCCGCAGTGAAGTCAAACCAACACGCTGCGTTATCAGAAACTGTAAATAAAAGAGAGTTATCATCTTCAGCCACAGCAACCTTACAAAAATTAGAAGGACGAATGACGCCAGTATCGTTATTAATATTTAAAATTTGCCATGATGAGCTCGAAGATGCATAACGCGCGGCAGCTGCGCAGTGTTTTGCTCGTAACCAAGGAGCGATGCCATTTGCCGTATACTGCATAAAGTCATTGACTGTCTTTGTCTTTGTTCCTCCAGCTTCCACTGACCAGAGTCCTCGGGCAGCGCCAGCCCCCATTGTGTTATAACCTTTTTGGGTATAATGCACACCTTCTGTACCAACGTTTCCATCGCGATTCAAAAAAGATGGGCAGCCATCAAAAGCTGTAACAGCAATATCTCTACCATTGACAACGTAACGCTGTGCGTTTTGAATAGTTTGCCAAGAATATTCTGGTCTATTTTTAGGGCACCCTACCGTACAGTTCGCGAATCTTGCCATAGGTATATCTGAAGATAGATCATCTATAAGTTTCACGAAAAGTCCGCGATAAGTATCAAATGATGTGCCATTTAGTTGATCTGTTTCCCCTTGGTGGAAAAGAACGTATACTTTACCTACAGGAAGCTCCTGAGTATTCATTCTTGCAAGTGTGTTATTAACAGACGACACCAAAAGCTCATAATAACCATCACCAACTGGTGATTTAGATAATTGAGAAATTGATGTTGCTCCACGTCCACAATGTACAACTACAGCTCCCCTTCCGCTTAAACGATACCATTCATTGGCAAACTCCCCCCAGGCATGCCCTGAGGATGCAACTCCCGATGAACTAACCATATTCTGAATTATTGGCTTTATAGTTCCATCCCTGAAATCGTACATTAACGATTTTGGAAGAGGGTCAGGAAAGCCAGATGTATCACCTGATAAAATAGCCTCGCCTGCACTATTTGACTGCCCATACGTAACAAATATATCGTATACATCTGGTGACTCAAGATATTCTGTCGCAATAACATTACTTGCTATTTTTGATGCTGTTACTCCAGATATTATTGCTGAACTATTATTTTCTGATAGCCTTCTTTCTAATTGATCTGGATCATACTTCAATACATTTGGAAAATAGAACTGCTGCGAACCATACGCATCATAAACAGCCATAGAATGTCCTTGCACGGTAACGAACTTGGCAATCTGTCCGTTATATACCGGATATCCAGCAGCGTTAATGGTGATTGGTTGAGAAACAGGAACGTGAGAACCGTCCTCGCTCTCCATATAAACCTGAATCTGGTTTTCAGGATTTACAGGATCAGTGTCAATCTGACCGATATAAATTTTACCATTGGCATTAGCTTTAAATGAACGAGATAAAGTAAATAATTGACTTGGTTGCGATACAACGATATTTGGCGTGATATCTGGCATTGATTTGCTCCTGGCATAGAAAAGCTGTGTAAGATATAACTTTCACAGACTTGCATTAAATTCGGTTAAAATTAGTTAATTACTCTGGGTGGAGGGTTGGCTATGCAAAGAGATATGCTGAATATTGCGTTCTACATATTTGGTTTTTGCACGTTCCTGGTGTTTGCGAAGCTATTCTGACAACGCATCAGACTTGGTACCCTGAGTCAGGGCGTTAATGGCCTTTTGCGCCTGCTGCATGGCTTTCTCAAACGCTGTTGATCCGCGTGGTGTGTTTGCCATTCGGAGCATTGCATTTCTGAATGGCTCGCTCTCATAGGCGCGAGTAAGAAGTCCGTAGCTTACCGCTGCGCCAGTTGTCGCCGGGTTCATTGCTGTCCCATACCCGATAATGAACGGGATGGTTTGCTGCCCTGTTGGTGTTGTTACTGCCGCTTTTGCAGCCTGCTGCGTGGATTGCAGGTAGTTTTTCAATCCTTTCAGATAAGCAGCGTCCTGCCCCTTAAATGTGATGCCAGTCTGGTTTTGCAGGATGTTAAGCTGTAGAAGGAACTGATCAGGGGAACCACCTGATTTCTCCATCGCCTTTCCAATGATGCCATTGCGCATTTGTGCCCTGCCAACACGACCAACTGAGTTATACAGCGTCTTAATTTCAGATTTGTTCTTGCTGAATAGCATGTTATTGACAACTTCCGGCGTCAGGTCGCCTTTCATGAGAACATTCTTCAGCCTGGTATTCTTTAGTTTCGCCGCTTCGTCAGCGTAGACGGCATTGGCCTGCTGATATTTACGGAGAGTATCGTTGCCAAGATTCTGACCAATGGCACCATTGATATCGTCGGTCATTGCCTTGTAAACGCGCTGAATTGCGGCATCGGAACGGTTTGGTAACACTGGTCGCTCACCCTTCACGTCCATTCTGAACTGGCTGCGCAGATCGCTTAACTGCTTCAAATCCAGATTGACCGGACCATCAGGACCAACATTGCGAACAAGCTCATCACGATATGACTGAAGTTTTGAAATCGTCTCATTATCAGCGACCTTACCAAGCTTCTGCAGGTTAGATATTTCTGTATCAATCTGCTGAATTGCTCGCGCAGGCTGAATGTTTACTCCAGCCATAGCATTCTGAACCTGCTCCAGTCGATTACCGGCAGCACGACGAATTCCTGATGTTTTCGCTTTAAGGCTGTCAATAACAACTGCCGGATCGTACTCGCCGAATTTATCGGCAAATCTCTGCACCAACTGGCTTCTCGCTTCCTGTTGCGTTGCTCTCATTCCGCTTGTGCCAGCCAGAGGGATATTTTCCGCTGTCGTCTGCGCCATTTTACCGATGCGGGAAGTCGGTTGTAACAGGTCTGTGGTGTGCAGAGGCACGCCTTCACGCTCTGCAAACTTGATAGCCTGTTGCGCTTCGGGTGATATCGAACCACGAACACCACGATAAGCAGCACCTAATCCACGTCCGGCAGCGTTAATAGCACCGCCAGCCAACACACCAACGCCTAAATCGGTGGCGAGTGCTTCCGCATCATCTTTCGCACTATTTGCAGCAAGTGATCCAACTGCGTTTTCTGCCAGAAGGCGAGTTGCCCCCTGAGCGATTCTACCAGCGAGTGTTGGTGCCTGTGTTGCCGCTCTCTCAATGCCAGCAGGAGTGAGGTAAGGCAATGCTTCAGCAAATACCCTTCCCTCTGTCGTTTGTGGAGTCAGCGCGCCTTGCTGAAGGCCAAAGTCCTGCTCTAATCCCTGCGTTGTTACTCGTGGCGCTGGTTGATATGTACCATCGCCAATGCCGAGTTTACCGCCAGCCCAAGCCGCCGCGCTTGTTACAGCATCGGCGACTGATGCAGGTATGTTTGCCACGTTCACGCCAGCCTGCACCAGTCCGCGACCAGTCTCTTTTACTGCTTCGCCAAGATCAGACATAAATCCACTTTGCTGTGGTTGTTGCTGTGCTACTGGTTGCTGTGTCTCCACTGGCTGCACAGATGGCAATGGATAGGCAGCATAGAAAGCTTGCTTAGCCTGCTCTGCATTTTCTCCGGCTTGCGGGGCCACGACTTCATTGAAGTATTGCTCCTGAGCCTGCGCTTTTTGTTCTGGTGCTAACGCCTGATACTGTGGAGAGGCGATAACATCTTTCCATGCTTTAGCCATTAATCACCCCATAGTGAAGAAAAGTTACTGCTGGCTGCTGGCTGTGATACCTGTGCAGGTTGAGATTGCTGCCGCTGAGATTTACCAACATTAACGTTATATTGTTGGTTGTAATTGTTGGTGTATTCCTGAATCTCACGAATCGACTGCTGCATAGCCTCCGGGCTTGAATAGTCAACCTGCGGCATCCCCTGAAAATACATCTTCGCTTCTGCAACGGTGTTAATACCACTGGCACCCATGTCCCTTGCTGCCGCCACACCCTGATTCTGCATTCTGCCCTGAATCCGTTGTGCTGAGTTATATAACTGGCGCTGCTCTTTTCCTGTTAATCGGCTGCGAACATCAGCACCAATTGCTGGATTACCTGCACCGCCTGTCATTCCTGTCATGAAATCTAGAGCAGAAGCGTCTGCATTTGCGATCGCGTCGATATCCTTCTTCATGGCATAGTTTTGTGCTGATGCAGACGATGTTGCAGGCGCTGCGATTGAACTGGCAGGAACGCGAACCATATTCCCCTCGTTGTCGATGCCTTCGTAGAACGCATTAGCCCCAGCGCCATGAAGCTTCCCGCCGACAGTTACAGTTCTGCCATCTGATAACTGAACTGTACGCTCATCATTCCCAGCAGTTCCTCTTGTTGACGATCGCTGCATTGCCAAATCCTGACCGCGCATCGTGATGTTCTGACCACGCGCTGTTAGTGCTTCTCCAGCCTGATTGCTGCGGATTGTCTCTGCCAGTCTGCCTCGGTCAATCTCACGACCCGCCATCTTGTCCTGAACATTGAAGTAGTCAATCGGACCGAGAGCAGCCATTCCAAGGTGATCAACAAACTCACCAAATCCTGAAGGGTTCTGCTGATACATCTGAGCAACGCTGTTAGGGTCAACACCGACGCGAGTCAGTTCCTTGGCGTTGTTTTGCAGCCATGATTGCATTGCTTCTGGAGATGAGGCAGCAAGGCGTGCGCCAGCAGCTAAGGTGCCGATAGAATTGCGCTGGTCTTCATCAATGAATCCCATGCCTTTGCGAACAGATTCAATCTGGTCTGGATATTGAGTAGCTAACTGACGCAAAGCACCGCGATCACCAGACGCATAAGCATTAGCGTATGCCTGCTGAAATTCTTTCTGCCGCTGAGCCTGCTTTTCCTGCTGAAACACCCCCGCAATACCTGAAAGGCCTTGCAAAGCAGTCAGCCCAACATTGTTAGCGCCTGAACGCTCAATATCATTGTTCTGCCTGATAAGCTGAAGCGTATTGCCGATGTCATTTACGTTCGGAGCGTTTGAGTTGACACCACCGATACCAGCCAACAATCCGCCATTTTTTCCTTGCCAAGTAGCCATGATTACCCCTTAAAACAACGATCCAAGCAGGCCAAGTCCGCCGCCAATTGCCGCACCTAATCCAGTGCCAAGTCCTGGAACAATAGAGCCAAGAGCAGCGCCAGTCATAGCCCCTGAAGCTCCGCCGCTAATTGCTGTCTGAAGACCTGATGGTTTATTGGCGTTAGCAGCGGCAAGTGCTGCGCTTTGCTGTGCAATGCTGCTCATGTTGTTGGCGTACGTCTGCCCGGCGTTTGCCTGACCTTGCAGAGCACCAAGCCCAACGTTTGCCAGATTGTTGTAATTGCTCATCTGGTTTGATAACCAAGACTGACCGAGAGTCGGCGCGATCGTAGCCAGTTGATTGCTTGTGGCTGTCGAACCAAGTCCTCCCGTAGCCTCCGCAGCAGCAAGACTCTGGTAACGAGCCTGGCCTGCAAGGTCTTTATACTGCTGAGAGTTGTAATACTGATTAAGTACCTGACCCTGTCCTTCTAAACTGGAAAGGTTCTGAAGCTGGTTAACATACTGCTCCGCAAGAGGCGTGAACTGAGCAAGGTTTTTCATGATCGTCTGCCACTGCTGATTTTGCAGGTCTGCGGCATACTTCTGAGCTTCTGCTGCATACTTTGCGCTTTTATCAGAGCTACCACCTTTCCCGCCTTTTTCATGGCAATAAGGTTCCTCGCCGCGCAGTTTTCTGCCCAGCTTAAATGCATATAACATGGCTATCTCCCGTGATTCAGGAAGTCGATTAGTTCTTCGCGTGTAGCACTGTAAAATGTCACGTCATCCACGCCTTTGAAGTATTTCTTGATGGTTCCTACACGCTTAAGGCCAATCATTGCGCAGTACATCTGCCCGTGGCGGAATTTGCGTGCGGCGAACGATGTGACGCACTGAACGGTGGTGTTAGTCAGAATGTATCGCCAGAACGCCAGACCGATTTCCTTGCTGAATCCACGAACCTCTGGCAGGTACATGGCGTGGCAATCGAATGTAAGCGGCTGAATCTCCTGATAGTAAACAATGCCGCCGAACTGCCCGTGCACGTTCACCTCGAAGTAACGGCATTCAGGCTTGTAGTCGTATCCATCACCGTTGTTGCTCCCGGCGATAATGTCGGGGTGATTTCCCACGGCTTCTATCAGGTCGATGTTTCGCGTTGGTTTGAACTGAATCATCACTGCTCCGCGATTATCTTGATGGTTGTGGCAGTAAACGCCGCACCATTCGACTGAATGGTTAACGTACTGCCATTTGTGGCAAGAAAGCCGTCTTTATCCACGCTGAAGAACGTAGCTAACAATATGTTATCGGTTGTTGTCGCCGAGTTACGACTGCTTACCAGTGTGTCAGGAACAGAGCCGGAAAAAGTTAGCTGCATTGACCTGTTGGCGGTTCCGCTGGGCCACGTCCCGACGATCGACAGCTTGAAGAACAAGGTTTTGTTCTCGTTGAACACAACCATCTTGTTGTTAACGGTGTCGAAGAATGGTGCCAACGTGCCGGATGACGGCGTGAGCGTTTTCAGCAGGCTAACAAGGTTGGTCGGCGCTGTCGGGATGGTTACAGATACGCCAGAGTAAACAACCTCTGACTTCTTGCGCGTAGTGGCATACTCAAGAGCATCGATGCGCGTTTCATGGTCTGAAAGCGTGTTTTGAATGGCGACAACTTCATCCGTCAGATAATCAATATCGTTTTCTGCTGTCGTTAATCGTGAATCAAGGCCGACTATCGCCGCTTCTGCGTTAGTGATCCTTGTTTCGTGGTCCTGAATCTTCGCTTCAGCTGATGCCAGTCGAATTTCGTGATCGACCAGAATCACATCCTGCTCATCGTTCCTGACCTGTGCATCATAAGCGCCCTGTCCGGCCTCGTTGGCCTTGTTAGCCACGTTACCAACATCAGTACCCTGTGCAATAACGTACAGCAGATATGACTGCGAGAAGATATTGCGTGGAAGGACTGATGTGTCGAGCCGTGCAGCCTGAACAATAACAGGTGTATTGAGATTCGAATCCGCCATTACTCAATCCTTATCTGAGCGCCAGACAGAGTGACAGGTGACTTCGTGATAACGCGCAATTTGAAGCCGACATTTTTCCTGATGCGCCCTACTCGCTTCCACAAAACACGCTTGTCGTAAACGAACGGTTCATTCTGTTCAATCATCTGCTCACGACCGTAATTGATGCCGTCAGTGGTTGCTGAGAGGAACAGGCGGTCGGCGTACTGTGCAACGCCAGTTGACGATTCAACCTCAAGGTCGAAAACTCTGGCGTTATCCGCTTTGAACAGTGGAGTAAACAGCAGGTGTTCCTGTTGCTTGTCGTACTGGCTACTGATATCGAATTGCAATTTCCCGGTCACGGACTCCAGCTTATCGCCGCACGTTATCTGATTGCCTTCGTAAATGAAGTCGATAGCGCGGTACACATCGTCATACAGGCCTGTTTTCAGTACACACCATTGCGGACCATTGGCACTTGAAGATGCGTCGTACACGAGGACATGACGCGGAAGATGGATAATCAGCAACTCATGCGCATCAAACCGCAACGATTCCATCACGCCATCAGCCAGTTCATCAGCAGTGTAGGAGCGTAGTATTTTCTCAATGCTCGCGCTGGCGATTGGTGATACCTGACCGGAGCCGATGATGTATACAGACGGCGCACCCGTTGCCGGATTGCTGATGAACGCATAAGAATCAGCGAATGGCGTTTTGCAGTAAGTCCCGGCAATGCCTTTCTGCACCATAAGAGATGGCTGTGCGACATACAAAGCGGCACCAACAGTGGTTGCGCCCGTCAGGGAGAAATATTCAATCGTCGATGAACCAAAGCAGACGATGAAGTCTCGCCATGTGCCGATGCCGATGATGCCGTCCGGCTGAGACTCGGCACGATATTGTGCGCTGTAACGGTCAGGATGCGATTCATCTTCAAGGTCAGTGATAAACCATGAATCAGTGCCGTCTTTTGACCACGCATAACGCCCGCGTAAGCGCGTAATGTCACGAACAGAACCTAACTCATACTGCGTGAATCCGCTGTCTGTAGGCCAGTTTGAGACTGTTTTAACCGTGCCATCATAACGATACTCGACCAGTTGACCATTAACGCCTACCGCCTGTGATGTCCGACCATGCGCCATTGATACACGACCACTTCCGGCGACATCACCGACTTCACTTTCGCCTTTGTAAAGCTTCCCACCACACACGCGATAAACAGCATTCTGCGCCATGTTGTACTCGACACCGCGCGATATACCGTTCACATCAGAACGTTTGGCAATACCCGGGAATGAGCGAAGATATCCGCTGCTGTTAAGGATTTCTTTGGGTGTAGCCAGCATATTCACTGGCAGATAGTCGATATAGTCGGCGTTTCTGAAGTCTTTGCCGACACCTTTCATAAGCGGAAGTTGCTGAATCGGCATTATTCGCTCCCGTTATCGCAAGGTTCCTTTCGGTGGAAGTAATTCCAACCGTTCCACTTCGCCAACTGGTTACCGCTACCAACAGGCATACGGTTTGGATAACCGGACTTACATTTAGCGGCTTTTGCTCTGTCCATTGCAGACAGTTTGACGAGTCGCTCTTTCCCGTATCTGGCAGTGGTTATAAGTTTTGCAGACGCTTCCAGCGCATAATCTGGAGCAATGCGGCAGGCAAGGTTGAAAATGACGGCATTAATAGCGTTATTTGATAAGCCGTGCTCATCGCCCGGATCCGGAGCAACATCTGCATCAGCAAAAATGTAGCCAACGTTGATACCAGGTGACGCATCACCGCCAAGCCATTCAGCCATCATCATTTCAAGGTCGTTAACGCCGTCTTCCATAGACTGCGGTTCGACATCGGTTAACGTGGCATTTGATGCCACACCGAGCTTACGTAATGCCGCAAGAACTAAATCACCCTTCGTTGTCAGGTTCATCTGCTGCCGCCTTAGGTTTTCGACCAGGCTTTTTACGCTGTTTTTCTTCTGGCTCTGCAATGGCCGGACGCAAACTCAGGAGTCGTCCAAGAACATCATTTGCTTCATGACCATCCCACTCTTTCCCGAACTCAAGCTCAGTACCTTCAGGAAGGAACTCGATTTCTTCAACAGGTAGGTGATAAGTGATTTCGCCTTCTGGAGTGGTGATACCAGCAATAATCCAGCCATCCCACTCTTCACCGTCACTGTGTTTGCGAGACCACCACGAAAGCTCAGCGTAAGCATGCATCAGCGATGAGAAGAGGCGCACTCGGTGAGCGTAAAGCTCGTTAAAAGTGTGATAACCGTCGGACACTTCGCCCATATCAACTGGGGAAGTTTCACCTACGCCAACACTCCCAATTTGATCACCAACAAGAGGATCATCAGGAACATCGTCAGGGTGCTTATACCAGCCATTTGCTAAGTGCACAGCTACATCATCAGGATCAACGGTTTTCGTTTTCAGCTTGCGCCCCCATATTTTGGTATCTCCGCCAGCCTGAAAAATCATTACGCTCATTGGTATCTCCAATAGAAAAGGGAGCCGAAGCTCCCTCTGGTTATCACGCGGTCTGGTTAGGCAGACCAACACCAATTGCCTCTGGTCGTACAGCACATGCTGAATACCACACAGCAATACGGCACTTACCAGACAGAGTGTTGATATCACCCTGCGTTGCGAAGATGCCGTTAACACCAATACCAGGAATGCTGAAGGAAGACGTTTTCATGCCAGCAAACAGTTCATGGGTTACCGGGATCGGCTGAGACAGCAGACGGATTGAGTCATCAGCCCAGAACACGTTAGCGGTGGTCGTTGCCACGTTCAGAACGTTTACCGGAGTGGTATCAGCAAGAGAGGTGTTTACGTTAGCGTAAGCCTTCTCTTCTTTTGTCAGTGAAGCGTCATCAAGCGCAATCGGCTTCGGCGTGATTTCGATGTGAGTACCATCGATCACACGGGTGATTGAGAAAGTCGCGTCATCAGTCAGCACGTTCTTCGCCATCTGAGACAGGAATTTCACGCCAGTGAAGCTGATTTTGTCGCCGCGCTTAAATCCGGTGGTGGAGGATACGGTCACCGTTGCAACACGGTTGTCGACGTTCTCTTTGTTACCATCGGTATCAAGAGTGTATGCCTGCGGCTTAAACTTCTGCGCACCAGAAACAGTTACACCAGTAGCGGTTGACTTGGTAACTGCCGGAAGTTTAGGTGAGCGAAGAATTTCATCAAAGCCAGCAATCTGACGCTGAATAGTACCGTTGCGATACGCTTCTTCAGGAACTCGCCCGAAGATGTCGCCATCTACCAGGTTGCGGCCTGCTTTGCGGTAATCGTCAGGGTTCAGGAAGTAACTGATGCCCATATCGCGGTTTAGCTCACGGGAGAACATCAGGCGCTCTGCATCAGACACAAAATCCCAGCCAGACAGGCCAGTAGATGGACCAATTGCGCGGGTATCGTGAACAACAAGCGAGCCCATTTCAGTTGCCTGTTTGGCAATCGCTGACTCAATGTTATTCGCCAGTTTTTTGGCGGATGCCTGGATGCGGCGACGGTAAGAACGCTCATCACGCAGGTCATCTGCACGAAGCTCGAAGAAATCGTTATCCGGATCGCCCATGTTGCACTTCACGGAGAGTTCCAGAATCCCGGTTGCGTTGCCAGTTAAATCCCAGCCAGTCTGGGTTGGCGCTTCCTGCTCAACAGGCATCCACACGGTGTTGCTTGAACGCTGCATGGATTCTGCCGGAGGGGTGTATTTTGTCACTTTGGACGCCATTGGCGTCAGGTTCTGGACGGTTTCGATGATTTCATCCAGAGCATACGTGACCAGTTGACCTTCATTTAATGCCATTATCGAATTCCTTTATTCAGTTGCGCCTTAAGCTTGCGGTATGTCTCTACATCCCCTTTGTTTGCTGCCGCTTCCATCTGCTTTTCAATCGCAGATATATTTGCAGCAACAGCGTGTCCCTGAATGGGTTCATCAGGTAGCGGGGCTTCTGAAACAGGTTTGGCTCGAGGCTTGAGAGTTAAACGTTCTGACAGTCGAGTGAGTTCAATCAGCGCGGATTGCCCGTCCATCGCCAGCAACTGGCGTGTTTTCTCAGGATTAGCACCAAGGTGATACATGAGAGCAGCGGATTTCTCCGGGAAGAGGCGCATGATGTCGGCACCGACTGCTGGCGTCACCAGTTGCATGAATGCATCCTCTTTCTCCTGATAGTCAGGGATATTGAGCTTTTCCGCTGCGTCGTAGTGCTTACGGGCTGCCTCGACGTATTGCGCTGATTGCTGGGTGAACTCCTGAGTTTTGCGACCCTGCTCGGCGACAGCCTGGCTTCGTGCATCCATAGCCTTGATCTGCCATTCACTGTTTGCCTGCTGGAAGGCAGCCAGTGCGCGGCTCTGGTCATAGTCGTACTTAGCCAGTGCGTCTTCGGAAAGATAATCGTTAGGGTCTGGTTGTTTTGGTAACTCAGGGTTCACCCGCAGGTGCTCCGGCAACTCTCCCCGCTTAACCGCTTCCATCTGTTGCTCAAGCTCACGCTGGCGTTTGCGTTCGATGCGGCGACGGGCAAATTCAGCATTAGTTGCCGGGTCTTGTTTTGGTTTCTCATCGTCTTTCAGGACAATCTCGAAGCCTTCTTCCTGACCTGCGTTGTCGTTGGCATTATCGACAACTAAGCCATCAGCAGATGCCGCTGCATGATTGCCGGGCAGGGTTAATTCTTCAGAAGCCTGAATGTCGGTGGTTTGGTCCATGATTAACTCTCTCTTATTGAGGTGTCTCGGCTACTCCGCCGGAGGGGATTTGAACTTGACGCATAAGATTCGCGAAATCCATGCGTTGTGAATGAGTCTGGTCTGCATCTTTAAGAAGCAGCTCAGCGTTAGCACGAGCATCTTTGCTGCGCTGTTGCTGGAATTGACCTACGAGCTTGAGGTACTCACGCAGTTCTGCCTGCTTGTCGAGGTCCATATTGTTGAAGATTTCTGCAATCTTCGCGGCGTTGAGTTGGTTTTGGGCTTCAACCTTGGCGGCTTCAACCTGAATCTGCGCCTGTTGGTTCTCTGCCTTGAGCAATTCAGCCTGACCTTGCAGAAGGATACCCTGAGCCTGAATTTGCTCTGCTGATGGCTGCTGCGGCTGTTGTTGTGCCTGCTGCACCATCTCCATCTCTTCAGGTGTTTCTGGTTTCTTCAGCCCCATCATCACCAGTTGCTTGTTCGCGTACTCTCGCATCATCTCGACGCCTTTACCGTCAAGCAACGTGAAGTATTGCAGCATCAGCATCTGGAACTCTGGAGTACCTTGCGGAACCTTGGTTAGCAACTCCTGAATCTCTGCGCGATTCTGTTCCTTCATGCTCTGGAAGGATGGCCCAACGTCTGTATAGCACTCATAGCGACCGCGAATGTCGTTGAGTGTGACCACATTGCCGGACTGGTAATCGACAACTTGCGCGTAGAGTTGAACGTCTTTCTCGCTACCATCTTCAAGTGTCAGCGTTACATGGCGAGGAACGTCATAAATATCGTTGACCATTGAGGCATAAATCTCGCCATCACGTCGCATTGCGGTAGCCAGGTTATCCTGAAACACGTATGTCTCAAGGTCTGCCCGCATGTTCAGTTGATTGACGGTATCGAAAGCGACCTGAGAGTTTGCCGCCTGCGCATCCACGCCAAGACTAGCCACCTCTTTCACTGCGTTGGTGGCAGCCTCAAGCATGTAAGCGTTGGCTTGCGGCACTTCAGGGTTTTCCATGTAGGAGATTGGACCAATCGGCAGGTCGTTACCGTTTTCATCGGTCCTGTTCTGCAGATAGTACGGATAGTCATCATTTCCACCGTACATGTATTCGTAGCCTTCGATTTGCTCAGGGAAGAAGGTCGGTTTCTTCTTCGGTGAACGAGCAACAATATCGGCGTTGAACGACATGATCATGTTACGAAGGCGTTGACCGTCTTTCGTCAGCCTTACCACTCCCTCGTAGCACTCCTTGTCACCAGCAAATGACCATTCTCCATACACTGGAACGATTGGGATATGCTCTCCGGCTATCTTCTCGCGATCTTTCAGTATCTGCGTGCAGGTGATGATCGACTTATACACACGCCGACGCTTCACCTTGCGCTCTGCTACCTTAATGAATCCACGATTAGCCAGGTCGTCGATAACGTCTTTAATATCCTGCTGGTAATAGCTGACCGGCTCACCTGTCAGCGGGTCGCGGTAGATGAAGACTTTCTCCTTCTTCTCTTCTACCTCGTAATACTCGGCGACGTAGACGACATCATTCGATACCCACGGAAACAGCCATGTGTCGTTCGGATTCTGGAAAGATGGCAGGGTGTCAGGATCAATACCGTAATCCTCTGCGAACTCTTTCCAGCCATTGCGTGACAAAGCGTTAATCACCGTGCAGTGCTTAGCGTCGCTCTTATCCATCTGCTTGCTGTTGGCGTCCCATATGACGTGTGAGCAGGCTTCATGGATTGGAAGGCGTCGGATTACCTGATTGTTGCTTGTTGGGTCGTTGTCTTCGTACTGCGTGACCAGACGCCATGCACCAACGCCGGACTCTATCTGCTCACGAACGCCAACGTTAACAGCAATCTTTGCCGTGTTATGGCGCATATCAGTACGATACATCCCCATCAACACATCGGCAGCATCAGGATTAGCGCCGTCTTTTGGTCTGAAGAGAACGTCGATAGGGTTACGGCGCATCTCTGCGACCAGTTTCCTGACCACCGGGCGAACAACATCGAATTGTCCGCGATATTGCAGGGTCGTGTAGTTTGATAGCCAGTCATCCCATTGCGACACTCGGCTAAAATACAGGTCATTTGTCGCCTCGGTTCTGGCTTCATCGCTCGCCATCCAGTCTGCGTCAAACTTACACAGAATGGAATTGAGTCTGTTTTCGTCGGCCATTTAAGTTCTCCGTGCGATGGGCCTGATTGGGGCTGGTATCTTTTTCTCTTTTGGTTTTTTGATGTCGCGCATCATTTTTGCGAAGCGGCGCATCATGTATGCATAGCGAACGGCGGATAGCACGTCGTCGTTAAGCTTGACGATTTTCCCGTTTTCATCACGGTGATAGAGGCGGAACTCCTCAAAGAATGGCTCACAGGTGTTGAATACTTTGAAGCGACCATCGAGCATCATGTCGCGCAATTCAGTGATGCCAGGCTCCACAGCATTACCGCCATCAGGCCATGTCGCATGCTCCTGCAACATCATAAAACCAGCATCTGCATACTGCCCTTTGAGCTGCTCACCGCCGCCCTTCTCGTGCTGGTTTCCGTCATGAGGCCATGCGGTTGGCACTTTATGCGCCCATGATTTAACAGCTCCCCATGCCTGAACGGCTGTTTTTTCTTTCGCCTTCCACACGCGTGAAACGTAGATTGTGTCTGCGTCCTTATCCCACCAAAGCTGAACCTGCGCCTGCGGGTGATCCCATCCAAAATCCATCCCGCCAATTACGTAGAAGTGATCAGGACACTCGAACGGCTGACACTTAATCGTCTCTTCCGGTATCTGGAAGATTCGACCACTACCCATCGTAGGAATACCGCGAGCACGCGCCTCTCTCTCATGCTCAGGATAGGATGCGATGATTTGCTCTTTCTGCTCGTCGGTGTAGTGCTCAGCGTCATAGATGGTCATGTTGACCACTTTCTGCGACTTGCTGGGATTCTTCAGGAACTTGGTAACAACGTCAGACATCCCCATCAGCGGGGTAAACGTCAGAATTGAGAATTGCCCGTATTTGTTGGTACGGGTAAGACCTTCGCCATAAATGCTGTATGGTGGCTCTTCGTCAAACCACACGCCGTGGATTGTGTCACCCTGCCAGCGAGCGCGGCCTTGCGAGTATGGCTTGAAGTAGCAGATTGAAATGCCATCTTCAACGCCATCAGCCGTGTGATGCTTAACCAGAAGATGATCAACAAGGTTCGGAAAGAAAGGAGACTTCTTCCAGCTAATGATGTCTTCTTTCGGTATGGAACCGTAGCCAGGCTCATCATTCTCTTCGATACGACCGCACAGGATGCGTTGAGTCGTTTTGGTTACAGTCTCGTTTGTCTCGCCACCAATCCAAAAGACAACAGGCTCATAGAAACGCTTACCTTTCCACTCACCGCCATATTTACCATCAGCAGGATAGCCTTTTGTGCCCGGATAACGCCCTGTAAGGTGAAACGCGACTTCAGCAGCACCAGTAAATGACTTACCAAGCTGGTTACCAGCCATAAAACATCGCTCTGGATAGTCATGTCCGGCGTCGATGAACTCACGCTGTTTGCTGTATGGCGTAAATTCATATAGCAGGTGTGTGTTCCGGTAGTTCTCTTCTTCTTCGAGTAGTTCGAGCAATTCTATTTGCTCTTCGTCGCTCAGGTTATCAAGAATCGCGTCCAGTTCCACGGTTGAATAGCTCCTTGATACGAGAGCGCCGCTTATCGCGATCTCCCTTATCAGGTGTCACGTCTTCAACTTGCGACTGCTCTTTGAGGCCCAAATCACGGGCGATTATGTTAGCGTTGAGAAGGTCAGCGGCTGCGCCAGAGAATTTCTGGTCGTAGATGACCTGCTCTGCTCGCGTAACGACTTCAGATAAATCTTCTCGCAGGCGATATGTGCGCCATGTTTCAAGCGTCACATCAATGAACAGAGTGAGGCCGGTAATAGTCATCGCTCGCATCTTGGCGATAGGCTCTTGTATCACTTCACCCTGATACGAGAATGCCTTCATCTCCCATAGCGGGTTAGCTTCCACCCACTCGAAGTATTCACAACAAGCAGCCCACAGCTCCTCAGGCGATTCGAATTTAGGATTTCGCCCATGACTACTGCGGGCCTCCCAAAATCGGTTGCCCTTTGGTGCTGCCATATTGATTATTTCCCTTCTGCTTGCTTATCCCATTCATCGCGGAATTTGGATGGGTTGTCGAAACCTTGAGTTGCCATGTTTATGCTCCTGTAGTGAACAGGTCTAACGCTTCCTTCGATTTACGCACCGCTTCGATAGTGCGGGTCGTGATATCTGAATTAGCGCCGCCTGACTGGAAGTGAATTTTGAATAGCTCAAGCTTCAGTTCGTCAGTGCCAATGAACTGAAATGCTTCTTCTGCGGCTGCGTTCTGGTTCATGACCAGTTTGTAAATCTCTAACTGGAATTTCTGTTCTTCAGTCATGGGAATAATCTCTGCCATTGTTGGCTCCGTTTATCCGTTAAAAGGGATATCAGTTAAGTTATCCCGTGTAGGGTATAAGCCATTATCAAAGCCACTCTGTAGGGAATGGCTTTTGTGATGGCAATAAAAAGGCCGCCTGAGCGACCTTTCATTTTTCATCCGTTTTAATCATCTGGGTAATTAAGCGGCATCCAGTGTGTAACCTTGCTTGCTCCTGAATCGATGAATGCCTTGGTTCTCTGCCAGTAAGAGCCCATACATGATAGTTTGAACACGTCACCAGTATCAGTAAGAGCTATAACCTCTTTAGACCACATCCCTTCTTTGCTTTCTGGTAGCCGGTGTTCAACATTGATCCATTGGTTTCCGTTATCATCCATCACAACCTCGTCTAGTTGTTCGTCATAGATTCAGTGGCTGGCGGTGACGATTCCGCTTTTCGGGAGCTACCCTAGCCACTGTTTTATTCTATCCGATGTCTTTCCATCAGTCCGCCACCACAAAGAATCTTTTTTGCCATAAGGCAGGAGGTTCATCTTTCAGTGGCTGCCAGTGTTATTTCCCCACTTACTGGCTTGGGTTGTTTCGCTGTACTGCCGTAACTGGTTGCCCAGAATAAATTCCGGTTTCATTATCAAGCCCACCCGTAGATAGGCTTTGTAATGAACTGGCTCTTATCTCAACGCAGCCCCTTACCGCGCGCCAGATGCTCAATATCAAGCATCAGCAATGAGATGTTTAATCTGGATTCACTCCAGAAGTGATCATCACCCTGTCTACAGAGCCAGATGTGAAGGATGATGAGTAAAATTATCGCTATCATCGAAGGCATTGCGTCCTGATGTATTCCTGAAGCGTTCTCAGTGCTGTTTGGTCGCGGATAATTCCGTCCCGGACACCGAGAACGTTTCGTCCAGCAACTGGAGAGAGTTCGACGGTGGAATCATTGCCCATGCCGGAGGCGCCGGAGGTTTCGGCTGAGGATGGCACATGGCATTTTCCTTTGACGAGCACCCTGCCACCATTATCAAGCTTGCGCCGAAGAGCATCATTTTCAGCTTTCGCATCAGCTAGCTCCTTCGTGTATTTAGCATCGAGTGCATCAGCAGCACGCTGGCGTTGCTGCATGTCAGTAATGGTGGCGGTCGCCTGCTTCAGCTCACTGACTTTTTTATCACGCTGTTCTTTGTAGGCGATGGCATTATCACGGTAATGATTGACCGCCCACGACAGGCAGACGATGATGCAGATAACCAGAGCGGAGATAATCGCGGTTACTCTGTTCATACCTCAATCTCTCTGACCGTTCCACCCGCTTCTTTGAATTTTGCAATCAGGCTGTCAGCCTTATGCTCGAACTGACCATAACCAGCGCCCGGCAGTGAAGCCCAGATATTACTGCAACGGTCGATTGCCTGACGGATATCACCGCGATCAATCATCGGTAAAGCGCCACGCTCCTTAATCTGCTGCAGTGCAACAGCGTCCTGGCTTTTCGGAGAGAAGTCTTTCAGGCCAAGCTGCTTACGATAGGCATCCCACCAACGGGAAAGAAGCTGGTAACGTCCGGCCGCTGTTGATTTGAGTTTGGGGTTTAGCGTGACAAGTTTGCGAGGGTGATCGGAGTAATCAGTGAATAGCTCTCCGCCTACAATGACGTCATAACCATGATTTCTGGTTTTCTGACGTCCGTTATCAGTTCCTTCTGACCACGCCAGCATATCGAGAAACGCCTTACGTTGATTATTGATTTCCACCATCTTCTACTCCGGCTTTTTTAGCAGCGAAGCGTTTGATAAGCGAACCAATCGAGTCAGTACCGATGTAGCCGATAAACACGCTCGTTATATAAGCGAGATTGCTACTTAGTCCGGCGAAGTCGAGAAGGTCACGAATGAACCAGGCGATAATGGCGCACATCGTTGCGTCGATTGTCAACGACGGATGAAAAGTGATCCACTTATATCTCCACCAACGGCCCAATATTGATCCACCGTTTTACTCAGGATTAGCTTCTGCTATAACCCCGGCCTTTCGTTTCTGTCTGAGTCGATAGCTTTCTCCTTTGATTTTGAACGACATGTGAGTGGTGTAAGATACGGTCCAGCATCGCTGAGGTCAGTGCTGCATCACCGGCGAACGTTTGATCCCACTGCCCGAACGGCAGATTGGATGTCAGGATCATTGCGCTCTTTTCGTAACGTTTAGCGATGACCTGGAAGAACAGCTTTGCTTCTTCCTGACTGAACGGCAGATAGCCTATTTCATCAATGATGAGCAGGCGGGGGGCCATTACTCCACGCTGAAGCGTCGTTTTATAACGGCCCTGACGTTGTGCCGTAGA